AGCATTATCATCACCATAAGTAATAAGAGCAATGTTTTGTGCAAAACGAGTGGAAATCTTAGGATTCATCTTGTAATAACAATAGCGCATCATAATTGAGTTGCAAATTGAATTAAGTTGGACAGTAATAAGATTACCAGAAGGATTTCCATTAGCAAAGCGGTACAAATCTCCATCAATAAGGATATTGGGGTGAACAATATCTGATAGAGCACCTCTAACTAATTGAAGGTCAGCTTCAGACATACCAGCAGCACGATACCACTCAACAATAACATGAGCAGCAGCTGTAGTAATCTGAGCAGCCATACGGGTATCAAAACCTGCGAAATCACCAGCGATCATATTGGTTTCATTGAATCTCGTTAGATTCTTATAAACCTTAGTCCACTGGTCAGACGTAGCATTGACACCAACCATACATTCTGTAGTATCAGAATGTCTCAGCATAAATTCAGGAATAGCTCCAAGAGCTCGCCTAGATGCAACAAAATTTGCAATAGGAGAACCATAGAACTTCCGAACTTTATCTTGAGCTTTCTTGTTAGGTAGTAGTTCATTAACTTTACTACTAGCCTTGTAAATAGATTCTGATCGTAAACCATTACTCCAAGCTTCAAGAACACTATCAACCTCTGATTGAATATCAAAGTTGTCATTGAATTCTCGAGGTACTTGAACTAAAGAAGGATCATCACCATCTTTTACAAATACTTGTTTCTTAGATTTATTAATCGGGAAACCACAGGATGTATCATTTGGAATACCAGAAAGTATTCCATCACAAGTTCCATCTAAAGCTTCACTCTGAGAATAGATCTTAAATAATTTCTTATCTTCAGGGTGTTTGTCAAAAATGGAGATAGTTTCCTCTAAATAATCTTGAATCGCAAGGTTCAAAACATCATGTTCATAATGTTGAACTGGATCAACAAGTTTATTTAGAGTTTTCATAGTTTTCTCAACTGCATTAGGGTTAGTTGGTGGTTGGTATTTGGATGGACCAAATTCCTCAATAACTCCCTTAAATACAGTTTTGATATAAGGAGGACGTGCATTGCTAAGCAATTCACAATTATCGCGTTTAACCTTTCCTAAATAGCTAACTATACTCTTTTCTTGGAGTCCATCAGGACGTTCATATAAAGGTATATCTTGCTCAATAGTATAAGGTAGACCATAATTGTCCACTCGCACTTCTCCTTCACTATGGGTTACAAGATATGGGGATTTAGATTTAAGTTTATCTAAGCTGCTAAGAATAATAGATTGAGTTAATATATTTCCAAATCCATCTCGCTTTCCGCTGGAATATCCAGCAACGTGCATGCCATAAATAATAGCCTTTTCAGAATCAACATAAGGAGAACCACACAATCCTGGGAAAGAATTGAATTGTAATTCACCACGCATGTTATTTTCTAAATGGTATTTCTTATTAGACACACCGAAGAATCCAATCTTCTGAGAGCTACTATAGGTAATAGCACTTGCATTAGGACGCATAGCTTGTTTCGAGAAAAGCATATTTCCATCATGCCGCTTATGTACCAACGTAGTAGCAAAACCACGAGCCTCTGATTTAGTCAAAGGGAAATAATTAATCAAACTCTTAGCAGATGGTGCTGAGGGCAACACTACAAGAGCTAAATCATTATTCTCATCAACTACAACCATTTTCTCTGTGATTTTCTGATCTTTGGTCTTAGCGCAAGGTTCGTTAGGTTTTGTTGTTGTTTCAATATCAAATGTCCCATTAAGTGGGATAGCATGAGCTGGAATCATAACAACATTACCTTCAACCATAAGACCATTCACGGATGAAATCTTATTACCTTTAGAATCTTTGATAACAACTAAACGTTGAGATTTGGTTAACGTATTAATCAATCTCTCAGAAGTAGTTGTTGCACTCATCTTATCCATTGCAGGACGAGAGCGATTCAAACCTTCTACATAATCACGAGGATCACCTTTCCTATCCTTGATATTAGTATTTTCTGGCGTAAAAGCCAAATGAGCACTATCAAGGTAAGTGGATACAGCTTGTGACTCAGGTTCATCAGATTTACGATAAAGATTAATCATTTGGTACACTCCATAAAGAGCAATCAAACTAGACCCAAAAGCAAAATATTTCCTAGAATTACTCTGGAAATGTTGCTTAACATCGTGTGTAACTGATGATAAAAGATTACACCTTCTATCAATTTCCTGATTTATTCTCCTCTTAATACTTTGATACGAGTAAAAACACAAAACAAGTGAAATAATCAAACCAAGACGAACAAAATTAAAACCAGTACAAATCAATAACAAAATACTAATCCAAAAAGGTAAAGTATAGCGACAGAAGGATTTCCTCTCCGTATAAAGTGTGTACCACAACCATTTCTGGGTGATACAATGTTTAATAGCAGAAGGGGAACCTTCAAGTGATTGTTTAAGTGATAGAAGTTTATCAGAAGAATAGTTGTAAATAGTTCCTCCAAAATGAGCTTCTAACTCTTTTTCACACAAACACAAAGTTGTTGGTACACCACAACAGTTGCAGAACTCAGTAGTAGAGTCTTTCTTTAACTGTTCATACTTTTGTTGTTGCGTAATTCTGTGGGTTCGTGCATCACGAGCGATAAATCGCATAAGATATTGGAAATCTTGATCAACAATATCTTCATCACCAATCCACTCACGACGAGGAATAACATCCCATTCAACGCCATTTTCTGCGCTAATGCTAGAAAATCGCTTCAAAGTGATTTCGTAAACATCATAACGCATGCCATCAAGATCTATAAGACCACCAAATTCATTTCTGAATTCGGGACGAATCTTAATATCAATATGGAGCCTGAAACGACGAAGAATACTTTCGCCACAATTAGAGAAATCTAGAACACCTAGATCCTCAACATTCGTAGTGACCATACAAGCAACGTTATTGGGATAAAATTCTCCCTTCTCATCGACACCAGCTTTTGTTAAAG